CTGTGGTGTTTGATTTAAGTGCTGAATAACCAAAAGCAGAGTTTCTGATTCCTGTACTATTTGAGCTTAGTGCATCATAACCGAAAGCAGAATTGCTGGAAACTGTGCTGAGGCCAAGTGCATTCCAACCAAAAGCAGAGTTTTCATCTCCTGTGCTATTGGTGAAGAGTGCAGAATAACCAAAAGCACAGTTTTCGTCTCCTGTGCTGTTCCAATAGAGTGCTTGATTACCAAAAGCAGAGTTTTGGGTTCCTGTACTATTTACAGCTAGTGTAAAATAACCAAAAGAAGAATTATTATTTGCTGTGTTCAATTGGAGTGCATAATAACCAAAAGAAGAATTACCTTCTCCTGTGATGTTGGTGTCTAGGGCTTTATAACCAACAGCAGAGTTGTTGGCTCCTTCCGTACAAGCAGTTAACGCATTGTCACCTAGAGCAACATTGCGATCACCTGTTGTTATACTATCTAATGCATCTATACCAATACCCGTATTGTTCACTCCAGCGGCAGGAAATGTGGCAATCTCTGTTCCGTTAATTGTACTACTTAAAGTTACTGCAGCAGAAAAAGTTACTGCACCAGAAAAAGTGCCTCCAGCGGCAGGAACTGTACCACTAACAGTTGCTACTATCCATGCTGATCCAGTATAGGCTTTTACTACATCTGTACCTGTGTCAAACCATAAATCACCTTCATTTGGAGAACCCGGTTCTGAACCAGATATTGTATATACATCTGCAAAATTGTTTACATGTGCAATATTAGTTGCAGTAGTATTAACATTTGCAATATTGGTAGCTACTGTAGTTACATTTCCTGATATACCAGCAACTGTTGTTACGTTACTACTAATTCCTGCAACCGTAGTTGTGTTAGCTGATATGCCAGCTACAGTTGTAACATTACCACTTATACCTGCTACTGTAGTTGTATTAGCTGATATACCTGCTACTGTTGTAACATTCGCTGAAATACCAGCAACTGTTGTTACATTAGCACTAATTCCTGATACAGTATCAATAGCTGTTTGTTGTGCGCTTGTAGGAGTAGTTTGTCTCCACAATGTATCATCTAAATCGTAAACCTTGAGTACATCATCTGTGGTATTGAAATATAACAAACCATCTGTAAGTGCATCTCCATCATTATTTAATGCAGGGCCATCTTTACTACCATCAAAAGTTCCATAAATACCATGTCCAGTAAATGTAAGAGATACACCGGAACCTGCCGCCGCCATGTTATCTGATATAACTATAGTACTTGCACTTGGATGTATAGAAATTACATTTGGTACTGGAGAAGTTTCAATCCCTGTACCTACAACTATCTGTCCTACCTTTATGTTTGTCTTGCTTGATACCGTGATAGTGGAAGAGTTTTTTGCCCATGTACCTGTAGGAGTAGGATTAGTCCCTTGAGTGGCTCCATCTGCCATTGATCCAAGAAACTTATCATGGAATGCATCATACATAACTGCCACAGCATCAGCAGAAGCACTTGCCGCAGTTTCACTAGCCGCTGCTTCTGTTGCTGAAGTTGATGAATTTGCCGCATATTGTTTTGAACTATAAAGACCTCCTGTAATAGCTACAGTATCAGTAGTAGCCCATTCTTTAGATGATCCATCTGGAGGATCACCTACTGCATAATCTTTTGAAGAATATTCACCAGAAGAATCATTAGATGCTACAGTTCCACTATATGATTGAACAAGACCATCTTCTATAGACCATGATTTTGCTCCAAGTATATAATCTTGTGCCAGATCAATATCAATAGTAGAAACACCAAGATTACCTAAAGTATCAAATTTAAGACCTTTATCTGCTCTTTCTGCTGAAGTTGCAGTTAGTGTGGCAGAGGCTACAGTTGCATCACCAGCCACTAACAGGTTAGATAGTCTTAGCTGTCTGTCAGAAGTGTTTTTCAACTGCTGAGACATATTAACCATCAAATCTAGTTGAGTTTCTACGGATTCAGCTTCAAATTGGGAATTATTTTGTAGATCAGTATTTTGTGCAAAAGTAACATCTCTTAAAAATAATACTTTATCTGTTGAAGCAGGAACTTTACCACTTGCCCATGTTACTGTCGCAGTTGTACCAACAAGAGCCACAGTATAATCAGTTGTAATTGCTTTAAGGAGAGTTTTTGTCCATGTAAGAGTACCTGATCCTACACTAGATATAGTTACAGGAGTACCACTTGAACTAAGAGCAACTTGGAAACTGTTACTTGATTCAAGAGTTGGATTAACAACATAATATATTGTACTGGATAGTAAGCCTGTCGGCATAGTGGTTGCCGAAGATAAAGTAATTTGCTGATTGAGTGAATGACCATGAGTATCATCATCAAGCTCATCATTATCAGTATCTACAGTAAAAACTCCTGTAGTTGTTACATATACCTTTATATGAGTAATATCTCGTATAGGTATGTCTACTCCATCCCTAAATACTACAGGATCAGCATTTCCTGTATATTCTAGTCTATTTAATTCAGTTGTAATCATCTGAATGGCCCTCCATAACCCCATATGTTAGATGGTTCTATCATAAATGCTTCGTCATTTGCTCTTGCTCTTGATTCTAATGTATTTAAGTAGCCGGGACTGAATGTTTCCATAACTCCGTAATGAACTCCATAATTTAAAGCACCTTCCATATAAAACAAATTAGCGTATGGAAGATTATAACGCAAGTTTTTCCACACATCACTTGCATCTTTGTTTCCAGTTGCCAATCCTGTGAATAGTTCACCGTAGTCTTTAAATGTTGCATATGCTGCTCCTAGTGTGGCTTCATCCCATTTATGATAGTACCTTCCGTACTCTCCTGCAAGGAAATCTCCAAACATTCCTGCAAAGCCACTCTGGACTAATGCATCAGTTAATACGGCTGGATCATCGTATGCTGGTGGTTCTTTGCCTTTAAGCATGTTTTTAGCAGCAATTGAAGCATATCCTAGACCAACAGCAGGAAGTAAATGGAGTACACTTGGCATACCTATTTCAACCATACGAGGATAAGTATTCATTACTATACTCATTGTATGGGTTCTGAATTCCCAAAACAAGTGTGTTGCCGCATCTGGTATTGTTCCTCTATTGAAACTACCGTACATCATTGCACGTTCTGCACCTGTTGCTTCCGGCACACCATATTTTGCTTCAAGTATAAAATATTTATCCAGTTTTCGTGCTATGGATTCAGGACCTTTTTTAGTTCGTATCCAATCTCCTGAGATATAATTAACTTTACTGTCTCCATCAATTCTAAAGTCTTTTTCATTAAATGTACCAATTTCTTTTAATTTAAGCCAATCTTTTTCTGAAATACCATATTCTTTCATTAATTTAGCAAATCTTGGTTCTAAATTAGCAAAGTTTTTAGACATTATTTGATTTGCAAAATGATTGGAAGACATCATAGAAAAACCTTCTCTCATCCAGTTTGTCCATCCATGTGAACCATTCCATGTTAAAAATATATCTTGATGTTTGGCTAACCATCCAGCAATAGGAGTTGACATTACTGATCTTGCTGATGAACCAAATACTCCATCAAAACCTACACCTAACATTCTTAATATTTCTACTTTTTCTTTTTTAGGTATTTTTAAGAAAGCATTCCTGTATAAATGGTTTACTAAACCTAAGTATGCAGTTCCGGGTTTTATACCCTGATAATGCAAGTTGATTGCACCAGACCAGAGATCGCCAAATGAACTAATCATCTGTTTACCTAGTTTAGTAACTACCTGAAATGCTTGCCAACCTACTGTGAATTTTGCTAATGAGGGATTACCTACTATAAATGATTCCCCTGTAATCTGGTAGAGTGCTGATTTTAAACGCCATTTTTCAAAGTTAGTTAATTTTGTCTGTTGATATAATTCATCTATCATTAAATCTATTTCTCTTTCAGGCAATACATTTTGGGTAGTCATTTTAGTTTTACCTGTTTTTACATCAATTCCTTTTACTTGTTTTGAAAACCCATAACCTAGTATTTCTCCTATTGCTAAATGATTATCCATTTGATCCATGTTAGCAAATATTGACTTACCTATATTGTAATATCCATATTTATCATTGTATTGGATAATTGAATCAACATCCTTAAATACAAGTATTCTTTGTGCTTCCAAATAATCTTTTAATGGAGTTTTCCTTTCAAATGTTTCTCCTAACATCTTTCCTATTTTGGATGTTGGAGCAGATTTTACATACTCTTTGCGTTGTTGAGTAATATTATCAAATATTTCACCTAGTACATCGTTTAAGGCTTTATCATCTAATTTCTTAGTAGATATATTTGCTAGTGTTTTTTCATGATCCAACATTGCTAGAGTATCTGAAATCCATGTCTGTCGGTCTTGAGGTGTACCTTTTCCTAACATTCGTACAGGATCATGCCATGTTGCAGTTATATGATCATCACGCCAGAATATAGCAGCACCAAATGCATTTCCTTCTGTAACCTGCATTTTCTTCTCTTCTATAAGTATTTTAGCAAGTTTGAAGGCATCTTTATTCTTAGTTTTTGCTATCCCGGTATAAGGATACATTTCTTTCAGTAAATCTCTTACGAATGCATCATCATTTAACAATTCAACCATTCCCCTGTTTAATAGGTTCATTTCTTTTAATACCCTAGCATTCCTTGCTTCTGATCTTGCTGTAGCATTGATCCATAATCCACTTTTGCCAACTAATAAGTTCCATATTGATTTGAAAGGTTTCATATTATTAGTCAATGACTCATTTAAAGAGTCCAATGTTTCTCTAGTTCTTTTTTCAGATATATTTCTTGAAGTCCTAATTCTTTCATTGGCATTAACCTTACCATGTACTTCTTTAGCATATTGCTTGATAGATTCAATATCTGCCAGACTATCAATAATAGAATCAGCATCTCCATCTCTGAATCCGAAATCAGTTAATATTTTACGACATCTACTACTCATCCAAATAATCCTAAAGTACAAGATTTAGCTTTTCTTATCACATTTGAAATTGCTTCAACAGTTTGTTTAACAATATTTACTTTATTTGTAGGTTCAACTTTTATTGTTTCATCAATTTTGTTATTAATAATTTGTTCATGATAAATAATCTCTTCTTTTCGTATTATAGGAGGTTCAGGTTTTATAGTTGGAGAAGTTAGAGTATTTATTGGATCATCTATACTTGTTATGAGAGCTTGTCCCCTGTTACTTACAGGAATACGATCCCCATTAAATACTCCTGCAACAACTAAATCATTATTAAACTCAGATTGACCTATTCTTTTTTGTAATCCGCTTTTAGAACCAACACCTCCAAATAATAATCCAGCACCACTACCAATAAGACCAGCAATCGCAACATCCATTATAGCTGCTCTATAATTTATGTCTCCTCCCATTTGTGCAATTGCAGTATATTTAGCTGTTTCAAATGCAGTTTGACTAAGCATTGAATTAGCTGCCATTGCTAATACTGGCATTTTATGTAATAGTCTTGCAGTTCTAGATACTTTACTAAGTATTCCTACATATGGAATATAGTTTATCGGATCAGGGATACCACCAATGATTAAACCAGCTATTCTTACAGGATTAAATGCACCTACATTTTGTGTATATCGACCATAAAACATTTCTCTATCATGTCTTTCTGATAAAACTTTGGCTTGTATTTTTGTAATACCCTCATGCCATCCTAGTTCTTTCCTTGCATATGGTGATTGATTATATTCCTCTTCTGTTAAAGGATTTTGTGCATTAGATTCATCTATTGTTTCTAAATAATCAGCTCCATGAATAAATGTATTATCATTAAATGCAAAATTAACAGACTCTTTAAATATTCGCCCTAATGACGGTATATTCTGTTGAAATGCTTGTCGCACCATTATATCTTGATATAAACCTCCACTCATATCATGATAATAATCTGGTCGTAACATATTTAAGGAATCATTAATTTGTTTGAGAAAAAATGCAACCCTTTTTGCATAAAATCAGGTATGTAATCGTTTTTAAACCAAAAATCTTGTTGACTGTTAAATTCTTCTAATACATCTCTAGCTTGTCTATAAGACAATGTTTTGACATTTAGCTCTTTAGCTTTTTCCTCCATTGCAGAATGTAAAGGCTCTATAGCATGGTCTAATTCTAATTTACCTAAATTATCGAAGAATCTGAAAAAAGGAATTTCACTTACTTTATCTTGAAGTGTACCTTGATTTGCTTTTCTGGTACCTTCTGTTCTTAATTCTCTTACATATTCATGAAGTCTAGGAGTTAAGAATTTTGGATTCATCAAGAATTTTGTTATGAATGGTGATGCAGATGCACCTACGAATTCTTGTTGACTTATAAATTTAGGTACATTTTTACCATTCTTAGTTTCAAAAAACTTACCAATTAATTTTGATCGGTTAGTATTTCCATCATCAGGAACAAGATAAACTCCTATTTCATATCCATCACCAACACTTATTAATCCTTTCCTAAGATTATCAGAATTTGCTTTAATTATATCTTCAGTTATTTGTCTAGTTTGTTTATCTCTAAGTTTAGTAAAAAGGTCTGCATATACTTCTCTTGGTGTTTCATCACCAATTCTTTCCCATATTCTACCTTCGCTATCTTCCCACCTTATTACACCGGGGGGTAAGTCTGATAATAAACTATTTCTATATTTTTCTATTAATACATCTCCAGTAATATTTTCATCTGTAGGCATTAATGTCCATGTTGCACCATTTTTATCCATTTGACTTAATATAAAGTCTTGACCATCTGGTGCATGTTCCTTTGGATCAAGACCATTAGCTTTAAAAGCCTTTATACTAACAACTACATTAAATACCTGACCTGTCTTCAATACATAATTATCTGGAAATAGTTCTTTATGTATGGAATCCGCAATTTGTTCTGCATCCATACCTATATAATCAGTATTATCTGCCCTTGCTCGTATCATTTTTTCTTCTAACACAGAGAGATCATCTACTTGAGCATGTGACTGCAAAGTAGATTTCATACCAAATAATTGATGTCGTATATTAAGAACCTTTTTAATTTCTGCAAACTTTTCCTTATCGATAGATTCGGGTGCATCGGTTGCACTAAATTTAGTTGTTGCTATTTGAAATAATTCTTCTTTATATATGGGTTTTAAGCCTTCCCATATATCTGTAAGGAATGCTAGTGCTGGTGTACCACTCTTATTTCCTGTAATTCCCGAACCTTTAATAGCTTGTCTAAATTGCATTTTGGCTAAATCTTGAGTTTTTTTATCACCAAATAATTCTGCCATAGTATAAATTTTTCTATAAAGACTTAATCTATCCGCTAATGACTCCCCTTGTTCAGTAAAGTAACCTACTTGTGCAAGAACTTTTTCTGGTAACAATCTACCTCTGTCTTTAACACCATATTTTTCTTGCCAATCATATAGTGCTTGGACATTTATTTTTTTATTCTCTCTTAGTGCTACGTCAATGTCCTGTCCTGTTTCTTCAAATGCAAGAGTTGCAGGATTTTTAATTAAATTTGCTCTGCGAACTTCTATTGCTTTTACGATTATGGATTTGAGAGGGTCTGTCAAAGAGTTACTTGGATACTTATCATCTAAAAATTTTATGTCATTTGTTAATTCCTGAAGATTACGATTAACAATATTTTGTCCAATACTTATTATTCCATCTAATTTATCTTCATGTTCATGTTCATCTAATAATTGATCTGATGTTCTATTTCCTACAACTCGTCTGTATCTTTCCCAAAATTCGGGCCCTTCCTCTTCTCCGGAAGCTATTAATTCCCCTGCTCCTCTTGGGTTTCTAAATCCATCTTCAAGTGCCGATTGAGCATTACGAACATATTCATGAGTAATAGATAATAAATTTTCTGTGTGTTGTCCGGGTGAGACATCTTTCCCTGACATTGACTTCAGGTGTGCTTTATGAACAGTAATAGCTTTTGAAACAACAGCGGCAACTGCATTTATTTTCTCAGGTTTATTTCCTTCACCAAATGCAATAATTAATTCTCGATCAGTCCCTACTTTTACACCATCAATTTCTGGTTCTCCATTCTCATTTGAAGATGTAAATCTTTTTAGGATTCCTGCAGATGATTTTGGTCCTTGTGCCAGAATTGCTAATGTTTTTATATATGCACTTTGATTAGTATTAAGTTGAACTTTCTGAGCCTGACGATCTTGTACAAGAGAAGTTGTAATGAGTTGTGATATTAATCCTTCTTTTATTTTACTAATCTCTTTAGGGCCATAATTGGGGTATATGCGTTTGAGTGCATCTTCTAAGTCACTACCTGTCTTTGGTTTAAGTTTTTTGTTACCATTATCATCTAATACAAATTTACGATCTTTTATTACTGGTTTTGTTAATTTATATAATAAAGTTTTACCACTCCACACATGATCATTTATAATTTCTTGCTCTAAGTTAGATACTTCTCTATTTTCCTTTAAAGCTAATTCCTCTCTTACCCATCGTAATGCAGTACCAGCTTTCATATTTGGAATATCCATTAAATCTTTTAGTGCAGCAATTTCACCTTTAAACTTTTTACCACTCCACATATGTTTATATGTTTCAAATCTATCTTCCGCATCTTGTAATTCTTGCTGATCTCTTTTCTGTAGGAGTGTTTGTTCATTTTTATTATTCCTGCCAGTAATATCTGTTTGATAATAATTAGGTGATAAGATAAAAGTTTTCTTTCCAATCTCATATTTATATACTTCATCTTCGGCATTGGCAATTACAGTATCTTTCCTTATTTTAGGATTAAATACATCATGGTTATACCATTCTTGAAGCATTGCCTGTACTGACTTATCTATTTCTGTTTCAATTTCATAAGCATCTAAAGTTCCACCTTGTTCAGATCGTTCCATAATACCAGCAATCATTTCTTCTAAATGAACTTTTGCAAATTGTAATCCGGTATGAGATTCATATTTTGAAGATGCAAATCCTTTTCTAATTTTTGATCTAAAATTTCTTTGTTCTCGAGTAAGATAGTTTAAATCCTGTGCTGTTTGAGCTCCGTTTACTTCTGAAACAATTGTACGTAATAAATCTGTATCCATTCTAACAAATGGTTCTTCTATTATTTCTAATACTTTATCTGATACATCATCAGGCAATGGCATAGGTGATATATTTATATCCAGATTTTTTCCTATATTAAAACTTGTGCGACCTTCTGGATCAGTTTGTCGCAACTTATAAACTGTAGTTGCTAAACCTATTTCCTCAGGATCAGTAAAGCGTAGATGTTGTTTAAGAAGTATTTTTTGATCCTCAGTATGTTTAAATTTATCTATAATTAATCCTTTAGCTTTTAATCTAGTAGCAGTTTCTTCTGATTTTGCATATATTTCTGAAAAGACTTCAATTCCATTAAGTATTTCTTCAAATATTTTTGCATTAGATAAATTTACCTGTCCCGCATTTTCATCAGGTCCACGATATTTTTCCTGTGCAGGAGTGACATTATATACACTTGCTCTGCTGCTCTGATATTGTGGTTTAGTTAATTCTGCCATTATCTTTCCCACCTACTTGCAGTTTTATATATTCCAAATGTTCGCACTCCTGTATTGAACATTCCAGCAATCCATTCTCTATCTGCAGCTTTTGTTTCTCTATCAGCAATTCTATTTTGTTGTTTCTGATTAAGTTTTGCATTTCTCCATTCCGAAGTATTTATATTAGTAGTCTGTCTTTCTATTGCTTTAATTCTATTTCTAGTAGCAATTATAGCATCTGTCTGTGCAGATATTGTTTCTTGTACTATATTTGATAATGCAGCTCTTGGAGTACCAGAATCTATTACTACTCCAGCCGCGGCTCCTGCTACTGCTGCCTTACCTTCTGCTTGTAAACCTTTAATTGCAATTTGTTTTATTAAGTTACCACCTGTTTCTAATACCTGAAACTGTGTCTGGCGTCCTTCTTCTTTTCTTTTCCTGATATTATAAGATGCAGTTAAAAGAGAACCTTTAGCAGCCCTGCGACGTTCATCAGCACCTTCTAGTCTACCTTCCCTACGTAAATATTTTTCATATGTTCCTGCTGCAAATGAAAAGGCAGCAAAAGCTAAAGCACTCATGATCCTCCTGTTTCTGCTTCAATAATAACAGCATTTAGCTGCATTGGAAATGGACCATTAGAAACAATCTTTATATTATGTGTTTCCCAACCTATTCCTGATAATGACAGTTTTCTTAATCCAGAGAATAGTGGTATTTGCCTACCCATTGCATCTTGAGTTGTTCTAAAAAGCAATTCTTCAGATAAATCATTATATTCTATTTGGATACCTAGTGATTCTTCAATCAATATAGCAACTTTAATTAATCTTTTAGTATAGGAAAACTGATTTTCAGGTGCAGAAGGTTCTAATGTTTCCAGTTCAGCATCATAAGCAAGTCCTGTTACATGTTCATTACCCTGAGTATGACTTAAAGTAACTGTTTCATCTGATGCACCTGTATTTGTAACAGTTAAATTAGAATGTTGCATTCCTTCATAATAAACCTGAACTTCTTCATTTCTAAGATGTTTTAGTCCACTAACAATTTTATTAGAAGTAACTGCACCTGTAACTGAACTATCAGAGAATACATAATCGTTACGATCCAATGCACCTTCTGTAGGAAATCTTGATAATGTTTCAACATGATATACATCAGTTCCATTTATGGTACGTTTAATTTTAAACCATATCTGGTCATGACTAGCAGTTGGGATCATGTCAATATCAGTTACTTGTGCATGTGAACTTCCATCTGCTTCAATTATAGGATTTGTTGCAGTTATACCATTAAATGCTGATGAATCCAGACGAGTTGTTATTTCTGTATTGCCTCCAGTAGATAATACATTTATTATTTCCTGACTGACATTCCAGTTTGAATCTTCATAGTTTGATGCAGTAATATATTTATCTGTCACAAACATACTTGTTTGATCTCCTGCAACTGTGTACCTAGTAGGTTTATGCCACGAATGGTCTCCCGCACCATCATCTATCCATAATATATCTGCTCCACCTGAAGTTAAAGCAAGTTTAAATGTATTGTCTGTTTTATTTACTACATAATAATTTGTACTAAGGCTTAATCCTGTAGGTACTGTGTCAGTTGTTGTTATCTGTACAATATCAGTATTAACTAATCCATGATCATTATCAGTAAATAATAATTTGTTTCCTGAATCTGCTACTTCATCGGCTGAACTATCGCTTGCCACAGCGAGTATATGAGCAGTTGATTGTATTGTTGCAGTAACTTTACGATATATCTTTCCTGCAATTAAATGTTCAGACCATGCCTTAAATGCTAAACTACGATCATAACTGAGAGTCAGTAATTTACCATTAGCCATCATAAACCAGATAATAGCATATGGTCTTTCCTGCCAAACCATCTTCTCAATTGTAGAATCTTTAATTATATCATATCCTTTAAGGGATATTTTACTAGAAACCCATTGGCTAACTATATCTCCTTGTAATTCAAGAGATTGAACATCCTTACCTCCAATCTGAGTATATAATAATGCATTAGAAATAATAACTGGTGGAGTATCAGTTGCAGAGAATGATGTTTCCCTGTTAATTGTAAAACGAAATGGTGTAATACTAAGATTTGTTTCTGATCCATATAACATATATATTCCAGCAGAAGTACCCATTGAAAGTTTCTTAGATTCTCCAAGCCATTTTATTTCATCCAATGTATCTGAATCCAAAGTAAAGGTAAGAGCATTTGAATCTATTACAATTTCTGTTGAAACTCCTTCTGTAACTGAATTTGGACTACCTTGTTCTGCTATTACAGTAGGAGCAAATGAATAGAAGTTTGCAGTTTCCGATAACCAGATTGTAGATGGTTGCACAGAAGTTGCTGCCATTACCATACGTTGTTGATATATTTGTGCTACATGAGGAAATCCTTCACCTAAACTGAATGCACCCAACCTGAATTCTGAGGTTCCATAAGTATCTCTTGTATTTGCCATTTCAGTTTTAAATTCAACAGTAATATCAGTTCGATCATTTACGCTTTGATTAAGTACAGATTTTATTATACCCCATGCCCATTTAATACCACCTATATTGTTACCGCCTTTTAATAATGGATTAATCCTTATAAGACGACCAACATCGTTTACTCTATGAAAATAATCATTTGTTTCTGTAGTATCAGTATCTGTTTTATTATTATAAAGAGTAAGACTTATTGGTGTTGCACTAGCGGAATAAACATATTTTTTTAGTTTAATTTCTGCATTTGATGCAGTTGTAGCAGGATCATCTTCATCAGTTTGTACAAGTTCAAATTCTCGTATTTTCCCACCATCTGTATCAGAGAATTGGACTGTAGTTGATGTAGTGGCAATAACAAAGCATTCAAGATCAAATGTATCATCTCCTAAAGCCCCTACAAAAGATGTGGTGACTGTACCTGCATCACTTATAGTTACATCTGCACCATCTGTGGTTAATTTTACTCTAAAAGTATTAGCAGTATAATCCGTTACAGATACATAATAATCTGTAGCAAGGGCTAAACCTAATGGTAAATCTACTGGATCACTTGTAGTTGTAAAACGTATTTTATTATTTGGATATAATCCATGTGCAGTACATTGCAAAACATTGGTTGTGACGTATGGAGAAGTTAAAGCCTTAGAAGCAATGGCAACACTAATACCATTATCCATCTTACTTTGTGCTTTACCATCATTAGAAGTTTTACCAGATATATTCTGTCTTATATTCCCCCAACCTGTACCATCAGAACCAAATAGCTGAATTTTTTGACCAACTTGCAGTCCATGATTTGCAAGTACCAATGTATTATCAATAGTATTGAATTCAACTCCACCTATTTCTACTGTTACAGTTGGTTCTGTTACTAATTTTAATGTAAATCTTTCATGTGGAGTCTTTACAGGTTCGCTCCATATATTAATTTCGGTATATGGTCCATCTGTAGTAACAAATTCTGTAATTGCCCATACACTATTATCATCAGCAACAGCACTTGTTGTAGCAGAAGATAAAAGACGGAATATTTTTTGGGGAGGTTTAGTAGGACAGCACACAAAGATAATGTCACCACTTTGTGTAGTTTTCAGCGTAGAAAGTTCTGCTTCAGTCCAAGGGAATGCTGTTACGCTAAAATCAGCCTCATATGTGGGTGGACTTGAGACTGCTGTATTGTCAGTTAAGAGTTGATTCTGTGACCAGACTCTTAAATAACCACCAGAGGAAGGTGATGTTGAACCTAATTCTATAATATAGGTGTTATCCTTATCCTTGAAGAAAGGTATGAATACAGCAGAAGCATCTTTAGCATCTCCTATGTAATTAGTCCCTGGGCGTTTAATAACTGGCCCTGAGAGAATAGGAATCATATTCTTGGAGCTTTTGTATCCATAATGATAAAACTCCTCACTAGAGCGACCTTGGAGACTTCTTGCTAATACACCTTCTGTAAATTTAGGTTGAAGAAACTCATATTTCATTTAGTTTTCCATGCTTGCATATCAACTTCGTATCCAACAGTAGGAGTATTAAAAGTTCTATGTGTAACAGAATATCTTCCTTTTTTAGCATCAAGATAAGATGATCGTTCTCTATGTTCTGGTGTTTTATCTCTTGAGTTTGCTGATCTTGCTTCTTGGATAGCCATAAAGTATTTTTGTGCCATTTCTGATTTTAATCCATCTTTACTTGTAAGAGTTTCAGCAGTTTCAACAGCAAGTTTCATTGCTATTGCTTCAGCCAACAATGAATCCAAGTTATTAGTATCTATTGGAGTTGCTACATATAGTAAATATAATGTAGTTTCATTTGATAATATATTCTTTTTTTCAACCTGAAATTTAGAAACAGGTTCAACTTCAACAACCTTTATACAGTCAGCAGGAAGTTGATAAGTATAATTCCAGCCAAATAATGGAGTATCTATACGAGTAAGTAGTTGACGTTCTAATGCACTATTCCATACATTCATACGCAGAACAGTTTCAATACATCCTTCTATTCTTGCAGAACATGCTCTTGCTCTTGCACTATTTTCTGTAAGAGATTGTATCCTAGCCTCACCTAGATTACTCAAGGCAAGATTAGCTATACCAGTTTTATCCATAATAAACTGTTAGAAATGGGGGCCAGTTTCCCAACCCCCGATTATTAATTATTGTCAGTCTAATGAATAGTAGACTAAACAACCAATTACAACTGCTGCGGCTGGGTCTGAACCCAACAATGTTGCAACTACATTAGCTTCATCAGGAATAGCTGTAGGAGCAATTACAATACCTTTATTAGCTGATGCTGTTGAAGCACCACCCATTTTCCAATAAGATACTGCTGCTGTACCATCTACACCATTATGCCATCCGTCGAGATCAGTATTAGCTGCTGTAGCCGTTGCCGACACAGCTTGCCATCCAACATCAACAGTTGCACCTGAACCTAATGTTGCAGTAAGGTGAACTGCGACTTCCCAGACTTTTGATCCTCCGGGTAATCTTCCGAAGTAAACAACTACAACTGTGTATGTATCATACAATACCCGCATTCTACCGCCCTGCGCCGCGACATCAGTCAACTTAGCAGGAACAGTTATGAATCGTTTAGTGTAATCTACTGCATATAAATTAGCCATATTGTCCTTTCATAGTTTGGGGTTAAGTTTTGTAACATTCGATTTCAATGACCATTTCTTCCCAAACCCTAGTTGCTCCAATATCCATTTCAAAATATGCATATGGAACAAAAGACTTGTCAGAACGTCTTTCGATCTCTGTTACAGGTTCTTCCCAAGAACAAAATACTAACCCTTGAGGGTGAAAAGCCAAGACTTTTTCAACTTGTGTTACACCAGTACCAGCCACAGGCATATTTTCATAGCGTATGAACTGGAACCCTGCAAAATAGTTGGTTTGACCTTCTACGAGTGCCCGGATGTTATTATAATCCGAACTTTGTACTCTGGTTGAATGCAACAATGCTTCAATCTGAGCCGCAGAACAAACAATGAAATATAGTGGATTACCACCTTCATCATATTGATCTGCTTCGTTCTCAGAAAGAATCCTTCTAGCTTTCAATAATTTATCTATTGATAAAGTATATCCAGTAGAAGCAGTTGAACTTATTATACCAGAAGTTTCAGCATTTGCAGACGATCCAAAAAAGAAAGTCTTAGCAATAAACTGATTTGGGAAATTAGTGTCATTCCAGACTATTTCGGTTGCACCGTCCATTACACCACCATCTGATTCATAAGCAGAACCAAAGGCGGCCTCAACGATTACAGAATCCATCTTACGAGCCATAGCCATTGACGTAGCTTCCGCATAAGGTTGAAACACATCGTAGTTCATACGTCGTGTATCAAAGCCCTCTACGAAGAATCCAGCATTTTTAGGTTGTGCTGATACTCTCCTACGTTGATGGGATATTGCCTGTACTGGCGAATCTGCAAAACGTGCAACTTTGTCTAGTGCTTCGTTAGTTCCGATCTTATCAATGAACTCGGCAACACCTTGACAGTCTGGCTTATTGGTTACAAAATTCCGTAACCGTGTTGTTTTTTGTTGAAGCGCATGTAATACATCAGCAGAATAGCGATGTATATACGAGGTTTCAATGTCATAAAAATTAGCCATGTTGTACCTTTTATAGAAATCTCATACACGATATGTGTAT